GTTCCGTATACCTCACATCGAGTGTCCTCTGGCCCCCTCCCGCGACCGGATCGGTACCGACCTCCAGACCACGTCCCCTTGACGTGGCTTGGTGGCCTGCGCAGGGGATGTCGCCCCTGTAACAGTAGAACGCTTTCTACAGCAGTAACCACTAAGTCACTCGAGGGAGTGACAAATTGCTCTTAATCTAACAACAATGTTAAATCAAGTAAACAACTGGTTAATTGCCGGAGGAGGCATCAAGAAGTTAACTGACTTCTTGGTGCTCCTATTTGGTGTGGGCGCATTGTCCGACCTCAGTCGGTCAATACGCTCCCTCTACCGGAACAATGGTGCTGAATTTACTGTTTTATACTTGAAAGAGTGTAAGAGAGTGGTTGAGCACTATTGCTCTGGTGGGGTCCTTTTTAATACCATTAGTCCGCCGTTCGTTGGTTTAAGAAAGGGTTTACCTTCTTTCTTACCAGCGGACCTAAGGAAGCGTATCCGCAGTGGCGACAGAGTGGGCATTATGCTCACCCTGACGCTCCTCGGGCTTTATCGGGGGATTATTGTCCCTCCTAAAGTCAAGGTCGAGACCATAACCGATGGTTACTCTGGAGAGAGTGACCACCTGCTAGGGTTCTCGGACACTGTTGAGCGCTTTCTTAGCCATCTGCAGATAGGGAAGCTTAAGAAGCCCCGACTGTGGTTAAGTACCAGTGTAGGTCCTCATGGGATGATGGGTAGCGTAAGTGCCATCATAGACGCAGCTTCGCTGGTCTCTGGTGCTCACCAAACTATCCGTCTATTCCAGGAGGAGTACGCTGGTGCAGTCTATGGGCGTTGGTACAGAATCTGGTTTAGGATGCAGGTCAGGTTCTTTGCCTTCGTCCATTGGATACTCTATCCCTCATGGACCGCGCGGTCTGGTGTTACCTCTTGGCTTAGTCGACTCCATCGTATCGAGGAGCCGGCCGGGAAAGTGCGGATTGTTGCCATCACGGATTACTGGACGCAGCTTCTAATGAAGCCCGTTCATAACCTCGTGTTTGACACACTTCGTACAATCCCCCAAGACGGTACATTTGACCAGGAAGCCTGTGTAGCCCGCCTCAAGGATTCGATCCTTTTGAGGTTGGGTGAGCATGGTGAGGATTTCACCGTTTACTCATATGACTTGTCTGCTGCGACTGACAGAATGCCAGTGCACCTGTACCAGGAGCTCCTCTCTCATATCATCGGATACGAGGAGGCGACTCTCTGGAAGCATCTCTTGACCGCCCGTAAGTGGTGGGACAGAGATTCTGTATGGAGTGTGGAAGAGGGACTCCGTCCGGATGGACCCTGGCTATCCCGTCTGTATGCAGTAGGCCAGCC